ATGAGCAAAAGACTTTTAATTTTAGAAGACGGAACCATTTTTGAGGGAGAATCTCTTGGTGCAAACTTGGATGTTACAGGTGAACTTGTCTTTAATACAGGAATGACAGGCTATCAAGAATCAATCACTGACCAATCATACAACGGACAAATTTTGACTTTCACTTATCCAATTGTTGGAAATTATGGCGTCAACCGAGATGATTATGAATCAATTCATCCAACCTGTAAAGCCGTAGTTGTTCATGAAGCAGCGCGCCGTCCTTCGAACTGGCGGATGCAAATGTCTTTTGATGAATTTTTAAAAGCAAAAAATATTCCTGGAATTACAGGTGTGGATACTCGAGCGATTACTAAAATTGTTCGAGAACACGGCACTATGAAGGCCTCACTTGTACAAGCAAGAGATGAAGTAGAGCATCAAATGAGCCAACTTCAAGCGACAGTATTACCAACAAATCAAGTTGAAACAAGTAGTACGACGACCGCTTATCCATCACCAAATACAGGTAGAAAAGTTGTCGTTGTTGACTTTGGTTTGAAACACAGTATCTTACGTGAACTTTCAAAACGGGAATGTAATCTCACCGTTGTCCCATACAACACCAGTGCTAAAGAAATTTTGGAAATGGAACCTGATGGTGTCATGTTGACTAATGGCCCTGGTGACCCAACAGATGTACCAGAAGCAATTGAAATGATTAAAGAAATTCAAGGTAAAATTCCAATTTTCGGTATTTGCTTAGGTCATCAATTATTTAGTCTTGCAAATGGAGCAAAAACATACAAAATGAAATTTGGACACCGTGGATTTAACCATGCCGTTCGTGAAATTGCAACAGGACGAATTGACTTCACCTCACAAAATCATGGATATGCCGTTTCATCAGAAAACTTACCTGAAGACCTAATGATTACCCATGTTGAAATCAATGACGACTCAGTTGAAGGAGTGCGTCACAAACACTTCCCAGCTTTTTCAGTCCAATTTCACCCAGATGCAGCTCCTGGACCTCACGATGCCAGCTATCTTTTTGATGATTTCATGGATCTCATGGATAACTTTAAAAAATGAAGTGTTGGTATAACTAGATTTACAAGCGTTAATGTTCCGTATATTTGCCAAAAGTAGCAAAAAAGTAGCAAAAATAAAAACCTGTTTTATAGCAGGTTCTTTTTTTATAGATTATTAAGTGCATCAACAATATCTTTCTTTGCCTTTTTAGTAACGTGATTATATATTTTAAGAGTTACTTTTGCATCAGAATGTCCAACTCTTTCCATGATAGATTTTAATGGCATACCGAGTTCCGAGAGAAGTGAAACATGAGAATGCCTAAAAATATGAGACGAAATATCTTTGTCAATATGATTCGCTTTTGCAGCTTCTTTTAATTTTAAATTAAATGAGTTCAATACTAACGGATTCCCTCTACTTGATAAGAAAATATAGTCATCATCTTCAGCAGAGAAATGAATCAAATCGTACTGTTTTCTCTCTTCGATTATTTCTATAGCTCTATCTGGCAAGTCAACGATACGGAAACTGGTAGAAGTCTTAGGCGATGTTTTTTCAGCTTCTGTGATACTTCGCATAAAGCTATCAAGAGTTCCCTCAACTCTTATTGAACCGTCATGATAGTTATTCCACTTTAAAGCTTGAAGCTCTCCATATCGCAAACCAGTAAGCCATAGGAACTCTGACATCCTAGAATGAAGCAAACATCTTTTTTTATTAGCTAAATATGATATTATTTTTTCTGCTTCATCTCGTTCAAGATATTTGTTCTCTATCTTTTCACGCTGTTTATTTTTATCCTCTATCTTAAGAGCTATTTCAGTGTCTTTTACAGGATTATTTGATAAATATTTTCGACTGATTGCAAATTTAAAAATTGTTGAAAGTAATGCTCGAATTTGACTAGTGTAATTATAAGAGTACGTCCCAAATGTGTACATTTCATCAATAAGTTTAGTTATCAGTTTTCCATCAATATTTTTTATAAGCATATCATCAGAGATTACTGTATGTATTCTCTTTAAATTACCGTCAACTTGCTTCCAAGTTTTTCTCTTGTTTTTTGCCTGGTAGTAAGGGAACCATTCATTTAGAAGTTCGCCGAAAGTTATATTTTTTTGAGCAGGATCAGTAGTAGTGATATCTTCTATCTTTTCAGATAATATTCTTATAGCTTGTTTCTTAGCTTGTGGTGTATCTTTTTCTAACGTTACGCTTGCAGTCTTTGTTTTCTCAGAATAGGGATCAATATATCTTTCACAATATTTAAATTTTCCATTTTTTAGATCGACTATCCACATTTGATTTTTACTCACTTTCTTGCTAAAATTGAGTACAGTAAAAGACCTTCGTTTGAAGCGTTTATACTGTATTTGAGATTAAATCCGCTCTCGCCGTCCAAAGTTAGGGCGGATTTTTATTTATTTAAAAATTTTTATAAATTAATATAATTTTTATATCCTAGAAGATAAGAACCATTAGCTTGTTTAATGAATGTTAAAACGACTGACTTGTAGTTTCCGTCACTATAATCCCATTTAGTATTATCGTAGATTACAGTTTTAGTGGCATAGCCATCAGTCGAAAGTGATGTTATATCAGTAGGAATATCATGAGAAGAAAGTACACTATTATAATTTGTTCCACCGTTACCGTTACTGTCACCAACTACCAATGATTTATACTGATTAAGTGTCCAGTTAAATTTAGTCACAGCATTCCAAGCAGTTGCTCCATATTTCCATCCATTATTTAGCAATGAGTTCTGTTCAAATGAGTTCATTGTATAGTTATGAGAGCCGGATTGTGCGTTTGGATTATAAGCAACATAAACAGATGAATTTCCGCCTGAATAAAAAACTGGTTGTCCGTTATAATCCCATTTCCAACCTCTATTTACAAGAGATTGAGCTTCATATTTGCTCTTTGTATAGTAATGATCTCCCCCATTAGCATTGGGATTATAAACACGATAAACAGGATAATTACTAGATAAAGGAGCGACCCAACCTGTTCCTTCATCATCCCAACCAGCCACAATAGCATTTAATTGCTCTGTACGACTTTTGGTATAAAAGTGTTCTCCAGTATTTTTGTTATAAAGGCGGTAGATGCTAGTTGTTTGATCTGCAGCTTTAACATCTTGGGTTAGTGCAACAGTACCTAATGCAAGAGTAGATGCAATTAGGACTTGAATAGTGTTAATTTTCATATAAATACTCCTACCTAGCTTTTAATGAGATTCTGGGTATTGCTCATAGTTTTATGGTTTAAATCCGCCCCTTGTCGTCAAACTTGAGCGGATTTTTTGGTTTAATTTAATTCAAAAGTTATTTTATCATCTTTCAAAAACATATTTCCAGTATAGATAAGCTTGTATTTATTACCTATTTTAGCTTGCCCAACCATTGTACCAGTTACTGAACCACCTTTTGCTAGACTTCCGCTATGTAAAGGGTCAGAAACGGGGTCGTTTCCGTTATCATCCATCAGATATTCTGAAAGGTCTGTTTGATTTCCGTTATCATCAATTTTAAAATCATAAGGGTTGTAATCAGTTGTTTTGTCACTTGTATTCGTGATTGTAACATTAACTAATACAAATTGGTTACCACTATCAGGAGTGGAGTAACTTGTTCCTTGACTATAATCAACTTTATTAACCTTGAACTGAACTCCGTTAATATCAGCTGTTTCCCCTATTTTAAAAGAAGCCTTTTCTGATTTTTTTGTATCAGAGGTTTGAGAACTTCCAGAATCCTCAACTTTTTTTGCGATTTTAGAACTAGATCCCGAACTATTAAAAGAATCATTTAGTGTTTTAGCATAAAAAGCTTGAGTTGCCATAACAATTACAAATGCAACGATTGAAATAACTAAACTTACAATGCTTAAAGTTTTTTTGTTTTTTCGGTTTATTATTAATGCAATAATCGCTAGGATGAATCCAATAACTGCAAGTATAGCAGCAAAGTTATTTACAATTGGCACCCAAGATAGAATCAATGCTAAAATTCCAATAATTAAAGCAATGAGCGCAAGAACAATGTTCTCTTTTTTCTTTTCCATAAAGTTTATATTTCCTAACCTAGCTTTTTAAGAGGTTCAAGATGTTGCTCGTAGTTTTACTTATTTAATTAGTTCCCAATAATAGCTGGAATTCTTTTTCTGCCATATTAAAGAAATTATGACTTAGATGATAACGATCCAAAAATTGGTAAACATTAATAGCTTCAATTACATCAAAATAACTAATGTAATCTACGATATAATCATGCATTTCTTGCTTATTTATACTAACTTTTATTTCATCTTCAAATATTTCAGTGATAGCTTCATGCAGCTCTAAATATTCATTTTTGATGATTGACTCAGCCAATTCAAAAGGTGCATCTATTGTATTCACAAACACATTGAAATATTCATAGCTTCCCCCATTGGCTTCAAATATTTCCCAAAGCAGAAGAATCGCTTCGTGGTTTGCTCTAACTTCTTGTGGATTGATTGCATCAAAATATTTCCCACGATGGTTATCTTTATTAATGATATGAATCAATTCATGAGCAACTTCGAAAGGAGTTGCTTCATCAGAATTATAAATCATTACCCTAGCATCAACATTAACAACTGCCGGTAGTGGCATAGATTTAATATCACATATTTTGAATCCACATTTTTCAATTTCTTTAAGGAGATATTCTAAAAGTTCCTGTCTGCTCATAGAAACCTCCTATTTGTCTTCTAGCTCTTTTCCTAGAGCTTTTTTCATAGCTTCTTTTACTTCATCAGTTAGAGGTCTGCCATCAAATGAAACCCACTTGTCCCAATCAACTTTATTATCATCCACTAAATCTGCAAGGTCAAATTTTTCTTGTTCGTTTTTAATAGAAACAATTTTAGATTCTTTTTTCTTTTCTTGGTTTTGCTCATCTAATTGATTGGTTGCAGTGTTTAAAACAACTTTTTGTCTTGGCTCTTCGAGTTGTGAACTGATTTTATTTATTTCGGATAGAATAGAAGATGTTTCTGAATACTTTTCCACTAAATCAGATTTATCTACTCCAAAATACCGAGACATTAACTCTATTTTATCAATTCTTGGGTATGTTTTTGCATTAACCCAATCCAAAACAGTAGTATACTTAAAACCCATAATTTCGGAGAACTCTTTAACATTTAAGCTTTTTTTAGATAAATGCCGTTTTATGTTCTCGGACATTATTTCTTTGTTTCCTAAATCTTTTGTTTTCATATTCGTATTATACGGGTAAACCGTAAAAAAAGCAAGTAAACACCATAATTATAAAATAAAACTAAAAAAAAGAAAGTTTTTTATTGACAAGCACGGTTTAACCGTGTTACAATTAACTCATAAAGTCAAACAAGCGAACAAACAAAACAGTTGCGAAGCTTCTGTGAATGTAGTTACACGTTGTATTCAACTCAGCGTAAGTAGCAAGTTCGGCAAATAAAAAGCCCCATAGGGGCGGAAATAATAATAGTTACTTGGACTGTGAAATTCTGTATTGCATTTCTGTCCAAAGATTAGTTACAACACGTTGACCAATTGTTACTCCGTATGTTGTAGCCATAGAAAAGAATATGCTAAATAATGAAGACAACACGATTTCAAAAACAAGTTTCCCTAACTCTTCGGGATCTTTAATAGGAGCAAAAAAGGCATGAGAGAATTTTTTACCATAATTAGTAGCTTGTGTGAGCAAATTGTTACTTACTTTGCTTATTTCTTTATCATTTATCTTGTTGGAAGTTTTTTCTTCCATATTGCTTGGAGGATTAGAAATGGCGTTGCTTTCGCTTTCTTCCCAAGCACCAAGAGGAGGATTATTGAAAATAGTATCAGGGGATACGAGGAAGATATCTCTAAAAAAATGACTGAGATTAGCAGTATTAGTAGAAAGATTAATATTTTGCGAGATGATCTCTAGATTATTTAATGTCTGTTTGATAGCAGGAACCCTTTTATAGTATTTTCTTACGTCTGACATATTACTACTATTAAATAAACTAGTATCACTCATTTGAGATTGTACCCTCTTGCTCAGTTCCAAAGCTTTTTTAACAGAGGGTTTTCGGATAATTGAATCTGATAATTCAATCATTTTGTGGAAACGTCCGTCGTCAAAAGGCGACGTTAAATAATCTTTGTTCATAAAATCTCCAGTGTATTTTTATTTTGAACAAAACCACCAGCCGCGGTATCTCATTCAATATAATTATAGCACGGAGTTGTGATATCGCTCACAAATTATTGTGAGCAGGGAAGACTGGCGAACAGGTTCGATTCCTGAACTTCCCTTACTGCGAAAGCAGAAGTTTATTTAAAAGAAAGGAGCCAGTATGGCAGAGAAAACACCAGTAACTTATACATTGTTGCAATTACGAACTGGTAAACGTTGGACTCAAAAAGAAGCAGCTAAAAAGCTAGGCGTATCTGAATCTACATTATCAAAATGGGAGAATGCCATTAGATTTCCAACAATGGATCAAGTTTGGGTAATAGAAGATACCTATGAAGTACCATTAAGTGGTATTAATTTTTTACCAGAAAACACGGTTAAACCGTATAAAAATAAACAGGCTAGTTAGAAAGGTGAAAACATGAAAGAATTACAAAATTTTAATTTTAACAATTTACCAGTAAGAACTGTACTTATTGATGATGAATCTTGGTTTGTTGCAAAAGATGTCGCTGATATTCTTGAATATTCCGATACTCAAGCAATGACACGTCGACTTGATAAAGAAGATATCATGACCGACAAATTGTCGGGTATGAATATGAAGTCAACAATCATTAACGAAAGCGGACTTTATGAAGCAATCATCGGCAGTAAGAAAAAAGAGGTAAAACCATTCAAGCGTTGGATTACTCATGAAGTACTCCCAACAATTCGCAAGCACGGGGCGTATATGACGGATGCAAAGCTTGAAGAAGTACTGCTTAATCCAGATACACTCATTAACCTTGCTACACAGCTAAAAGAGGAACGACAAGCACGGCTTGGGCTTGAGAAAGAAAATAGCCAGTTGAATCTAGAACTTGCTGCAGCTACTGAAAAAACAACTTACCTTGATTTAATCCTTGAAAGTCCTGATGATATTCTAATCACTCAGATTGCACAGGATTATGGATTTAGTGCAGTTAAATTCAACCGAATTTTAAACGAGTTGCGGATTCAACGAAAAGTCAATAAGCAATGGGTACTGTACTCAAGATATATGGGTAAAGGTTATATCGGCAGTCGAACTCAAAACTATGTAGATAGTAAAGGTCAAGAGAGAACATCAATTACTACCACATGGAAGCAAAAAGGTCGCAAGTTCCTATATGAAACGCTCAAAAAACATGGCTATTTACCTCTTGTAGAACAAGATGATTTAGCCAGTTAGAAAGGAAAACATAATGACTACAATCGGAAAAGTTAAGATAGTTGAAATCGAAGATGGACCATTCATGACAGACGGAGAAATTGCTAAGTATCTGTATAAGACAGAAGTGTTAGATGAAAAAGGTAATATCGACAAAAAGTCTAATGCTTATCTTCGGGCGCAAGGTAATATCAAAAAATTTGCTGATAATGCCCCTGATGGTTTCGTGATTGATGTTGACGGACGACTTACTCACTTGATTGCCTTCTTAGCATGGTCAATTTGGAGCAAGAAGTATCGAGGAATGTCTAGAGCGCCTAAGTTTATTGATTATTTCACAGAAAATAAAAATACACTAACTTCAATTTTATAAAGGAGTCACTCATGACTTACACATACATAGTCAACCCAGAAACGGGGGAAATCTTGTTTGACCTGGTTCACGACTTAATCACACAGAATATCCGAGCAATCAAACTCATTGCAAAGAAATTAAATGCGGTGCTCCGCTAGAAAAGAGAAATTTATGATACATCACTACATCACAAATTACGGAGCAGAAATGCCTGACGGAAAGATTGAGAATAGAGTTGAATCTTGGATTCAGATCAACTTTTTCAAATGGTGCTTTTGTATAGCAAAAAGACGCATCATTTTAGATACGCCTTGGGAAGATTAAACTTTTTTCCATCCTTGACCAGGTTTCTCTGTTGGAGGCAGAGGTTTCCCAGGTTTGTGGTGGATAGGTGCATGAGTAGTTTTTCCACCACGAGGCCCAACTTGTTTATAAGTTCCGCCAGCAGGTTTTTCTCCTGGTTTATTTACCAAATCGTAATCTCCTTTCTCAAATATTATGAATAAAAACAGCTAGCCGCGGTATTTCATTCTACTATATTGTATCAAAATACATTTTGCTACACAAATCAAAGATACAAGATATTGTGTCAAAAAGTATTTACATTTTAAAGGAGACACAAGATGTTGTGGTTGATCATTGAAGAAAAACTTAAAGAAAAAAACATGTCAATATACCGACTTTCCAAATTATCAGGAGTGAGTACGCAGGCCCTATCTGCTATCAAACTTGGTCAATCTAAGAAACCTAGCTTTGAGATAGTCATTAAGATAGCTGAAGTACTTGATATTGACTTAAACCAATTTAAAAAGAAAGGAAAATAATGCACACACAAATTATGAATGGACGAGAAGTCCTAACAGTTCCAACAGTCATTGGATATAAGCATTATGACTTAGAAAAAAGAGAAGTAGTTGGAGAAGTTATTGAATCTACTTATCGAAGAAAAGACGGAACAATGTACATTATCCGCAGATCACGAACAGAACGAGAAAAAGCTGCTATGCTCAATTCGTGCTTGTCTGACTGGGGATATTAGTATGAGCAAACAACAAAAAAGCCCTGCATGGCACGCAGAGCAAGTAGGAAATTCGCCAAAACTTCTACTTAAATTATACCACGAATGCCTAAAAATTTGAAATGGAGAACATTAAATGACGGAAGAAAAAGAACCGTATAAAGTTAAAAATGATAGTGAACTGAACTGGGTACTTGGTAAATATAAAGAACATCAAATCCAATGTGACGAGTATGAAATTCAAGCTGAAGAATCAAGGAAAGCTATCGAAGAAAAATATAATGCCGAATTGTATGAAATTGAAATGCGCCGTTTAAAACTTCAAGCTGAAGAACAGAAAAAAATGGATTATTTCAAAGGACTGGCTGAACAATATTATTTAACTCTTGAGACAAAGAGTCCCAAGAAAACAATCAATGGTAGTGTTCGATTTTCAAAAAAAGAAAATGTTTCTTATGACGATAATTTGCTTTCAGAGCTTAAAGAAAAAGGGTTCGGCAAATTCATCACAGTTAAGACTAAAACGACTGAGAGTGTTGATAAAAAAGCGCTCAAAGCTTTTGTAAAAGACGGCGGTCGGCTCGTGTCAGAAGATGGAGAAATTGTTGAAGGATTCAAGTTTGATAAAACAGAAGAATTTACAGTGAAAGTTTGAGGTAAATCATGGCAGATTATGAAGAACAAATGCTTGCCTTACAAAAACCTTTGCAACCAGACCGAGTAGTTTGGAGAGTTCAACAATCAGGATTTTCTAAACAAGGTAAACCTTGGGCTATGGTTCTTGCTTATATGGATAATCGAGCAGTTCAAGAACGATTTGATGAAGTTTTTGGAATTGCTGGATGGAAGAACGAATTCAAAACAGCTCCAGATGGCGGGACATTATGCGGTATATCCGTTAAGTTTGGAGACGAATGGGTCACCAAATGGGATGGCGCAGAAAATACTCAGGTTGAAGCAGTCAAAGGTGGGTTATCCGGCTCAATGAAAAGAGCTGCCGTCCAATGGGGAGTAGGTAGATATTTATATGACTTACCGACCAGTTTTGCTCAAACATCACTTGAAAAGACTGATGGTTGGAACAAAGTTTACGACAAAAAAGCAGGAAAGAACTTTTGGTGGAATAATCCACAGCTTCCAAGTTGGGCTTTACCTCATAATTCAAAGGTTAAAAATACAAAAGCTTACTTTACTGAAGAAGAGGTACCAACTCCACCTAAATTATATGTTGTTGGTAAAGATAAAAAAGAATTTGATGAGAAAAAGCTTCAAGCTGTAGTTAACAAAATGGCTATTATTGCCGGGAAAGACTATGGGGCAAGTATTGATGAACAAAATGATTGGCTAAAAATGCCACTTGATGAAGCATACAATGATATCGAAAAATTCGTAGATATAAAAAAGGAAGAACAAAATGATTAACAATGTCACTCTAGTAGGGCGAATTACTAAAGAACCTGAACTTAGATATACACCACAAAATAAAGCAGTTGCCACTTTTACTCTTGCAGTTAATCGAGCATTTAAAAATGCTAATGGAGAAAGAGAAGCTGACTTTATCAATTGTGTTATTTGGGGTAAATCAGCCGAAAACTTGGCCAATTGGACTCATAAAGGTCAATTAATCGGAGTTACTGGTAGTATTCAAACTCGAAACTACGAGAACCAACAAGGTCAACGAGTTTATGTAACAGAAGTCATTGCAAACAATTTCCAAGTACTTGAAAAAAGCAATCAAGCAAATGGTGAACGAGTTGGTAATCCAGCTGCAAAACCACAAAATAACGATTCTTTTGGAAGTGATCCAATGGAAATTTCAGATGATGACCTACCATTTTAATTAACAACCAGGTGCAGCGTGCGTAACAAATGCTTAAATTCGAGGGGATAGGCAATGCGCAACATCCCCCAGCCTTTAATTTGAAAAATAAAACTTGAAATAAATATAGAAGAAAGGAGATCGAATGGTTGAAATTAGTTGGATTAAATTGAGCGTTAATATTTTCGATGATGAAAAAATGAAGTTGATTGATGAAATGCCAGAAAATGATGCGATTTTTAGAATATGGGTTTACTTGCTTAGTTTGGCGGGAAAAACAAATGATTCTGGACTTGTCTATTTAAGTAATCATATTCCATATACTGATGAAATGATTTCTGCTTTGTGTAATAGGCCTGTTTCTACTGTAAGATTGGCTCTTAAAACATTCAGAGACTTTGGGTTGATTGAGATATATGATAACAACATGATTGGTATCAGTAATTGGGAAAAGCACCAAAACATTGATGGAATGGAGAAAATCAGAAAATTAAATGCTGAACGTAATAAGAAGTATCGAGAACGAAAGAAGCTTTTAGAGAATAGTGACGTTAGCGTGACGTCACGTGACGCAACAGAAGAAGATAAGAATAAGAGTAAGAATAAGAAAAAGAATAATAATACTATGTCAGATAAATCTGACGATGTTATTCCATATTCTGAAATTATTTCTTACTTAAATGAAAAAGCAGGGCGAAGTTTTAGAACTACTGAAGCTCATAAACGTTTTATCAAAGCGAGGTGGAATGAGGATTATAAACTAGATGACTTTAAGAAGGTCGTTGATAATAAAGTTGCTGACTGGACAGGCAAAACAATAAATGGTCAACCAGCAGAAAAATATTTACAGCCGTCAACTTTATTCGGAACGAAGTTTGATAATTACCTTAACCAGACACCAATGCGCCAAGAACAAGCACAGCCTTATGATGATCTTGGATTGCCATTTTAGGAGGAAGAAATGGAAAGTATCGGAGATATTATTGGAAAATTTGTTGATATGAATAAATTTAATGCAATGACTGATAAAGTTATCACTCGTCCAGAAATAGAAAAATTCATTTCGGATAATAAGATGACTAGCGATGAAGTTTCAAAAAGTTATTCTAAATTCTACGAATATCTTAAAGAGAAAAATAAATTTGATAATAACGAAAAAACAGCATTGAGTGGACATGAACCTTTTTTGATTATGAACTGTGGTTATGCCGATGTTGTCTATCGTGAGACTGAAGAAGTGATTAAACGTAGGAAAAAAGCTGAGTTTGTCAAAAGGCTTAATCGCAATAGCATTGTGAGAGATATGACAATAAAAAAAGCAAGTTTTGAAAATTTTAATGCAGTAACTGACGAAGAAAAAAGAGCTTTGGCGTTCGCAAAAGAAGTATCTGAATATTATTATACTGGCGGTGAGGGAAACACAGTAGTGAGCGGACCAGCAGGAACTGGGAAAAGTCACCTAGCCATGAGCATCTTAAAAGATTGTTTGCAGCATACTGATTTAACCGTTATTTTTGCAAGTTGGTCAGAGGTTCTTCACTTAATCAAAGATAGTTTTGATAATAAAGACAGCTTTTATTCAACTGAATACTTCATGGAAGTTTTTAGAAATACTGACTTATTAGTTATTGATGATATTGGAAGCGAGAAAATAACAGAATGGTCGATGTCTTTACTGACAGAAGTTTTGGATGCAAGGACTAAGACTATTATTACCACTAATCTAAAAAGTGATGAAATAAGAAAAAAATATCATAACAGGACATATAGCCGTTTGTTCAGAGGTATTGGAAAAAAAGCATTCAATTTTGAAAATATTAAAGATAAGCGTGTTAGTCAGTTGCCATTCTAGGAGAAAACAATGAAAACAATAATCATTGAGCAGTGGGAAAACGAACATTACCCACTCGGAAGAATTAAAAAGCAGAAGCTGGCAGAGAAAACTGAGCATGAGATTATTTTTATCCTTAATCGCATGGCTCAGATGCCTGCAATTGTTAGATTTGGAGAAGCGAGTGAAGTTTGAATTTAACTTTCTCAGAAAAGAAATGATAAATGAGAATGATAACAAGGGCACAACTTATGGTTCAAGAATTGCAGCCAATAATACTAAACAGCGTTTAAGACGGATTGCATGTAGAACAGCTCATGAATGGCTAGACCAGTCAGATGAAGTATTTGAGCAATTTCATGAGAAGCACCGTTGTGATGTGTTCGTCGTAATTTATCCACCCAAACGCTTTAAATATGATCCACCAAATTATGAACCAACTTCTAAAGCATTAATTGATGGACTGACAGATGCTGGAATTTGGAATGATGATAATTACAACGTTATTCGCAGAACAAGTTTTGAACATGGCGGACTTTCTGGAGATACAAAGACCTGGAAAGTAGAGTTAGTAGTGAAAGAACTGACAGAATAGCATTTAATCATGAAAATTACGGTTACATTGAGTGCTTAAACCATTTCATGGATAATTTATCACGAACAAGCTAAAAGCGCTTAGGAACTAAAATATGAGGTGTTATTATGACAAATCAAAAAGAAAAGAATGTCCTAGATTTTAAAGACAAGGATATTCTGAAGAATCATAAAGTCGCTGACAAGGACGACAAATGGTTTCATGAGCAATGGAAAAATAAATTGAAGGAGCAGCTAGATGAAACTAAGCGAGATTGAAGCGGCTGGAGAAATTACAACTATTTATGATAACGATAATTATAAATGGACTGGAATTATTGCTGACAGAACACTTGCAAATTACGGTTCAGCAAGTGATTACCAAGATAAACGTGCACTGGACTTTGAAAAAAGTAGGAAAGTTTATACAGCAGAGCAAATGCAAGAGTACGCAAAAGAATGCGTTAGAGAAGCTTTGAATATTTTGGATAACACAATTTTGCCGATATTTGAAGACGATAAGCGAGTTGTTATGCAAAAAATATTCGAGGAGGACACGAAAAATGACTAAGTTTGAAGAAGAATTTAACTATTTGATTGAATTATCAGGGAAAGTATTAATTGGACAAGTAGATGCTGAAGTATTTGAAAAAAACAGAATTGCATTTTTTGAAAAGTATGAAACAGTTCAACAGCAACCCCTGCCAGTCGTGCCTAAGTTTGTAGGGGAAACAGTGATTGGAATTGACTTAGATTATCTATTTAGTGGATATTCTAACGGAATAAATGAGAAAGCGAAAGAATGGCTAGAAAAACATAGAGGGGTAAAATCTCTTGGATATTATATTTGTCAACTTCGCTTTCAAGGTTTCACAATCGAAAAACTGCAGCTATTCAAACTTATTTTTCCAAACAGTACTGCTGTTTTGCAAAAAGATGGTGAATTAAACTCTTTTGCGGATACTGTTTATAAAAGATATTTACTCAATAATGCGATGACTGAACAAGAAATCAAGTCAATTGATGAGCGGTACTGGCAGTTTGCTGTGCCTGTGGAGGATAACAAATGAGTGAGAAAAAATATTATGTTGGTTTAAAAAGTTTGAATGATTCTAATACTACAAGTCATTTTTTGTGGAAAGACCACAGATTTTATCCTTGTTTTGAAAAATCAAGCTATGCAATCGCAAAATCAGAGCTTGCTCAAATCATGGGTGGTGCGATTTATAAGCGAGCTGGCGAAAATTTCGTTCGTGAAGGTAGTACAGATGTTTATGACGATAATGAGTGGATTAACCCGCTTATTGAGCTTGTGCCTGTGGAGGACGGAGAATGACAAGAGGATTTAAAAAACTAGATGGAAATGCGACTATTCCAGAACGAGCGACAAAACATAGCGCAGGATATGACATTTCAGCAAGTGAAACAGTTACGATTCAACCTGATGAAATTAAAATGGTAAGCACTGGGCTAGCTGTTCAACTTGGAGATGATGAAGTATTGAAATTATACGACCGTTCAAGTAATCCAGTTAAGCGTGGCATTGCATTGATTAATTCAGTCGGAATTATCGATTCAGATTATTATCCTAATGAATTCAAAGGCTTGTTTATGAATATCTCAAAAGAGACTGTAACGATTGCTAAAGGCCAACGAATTATGCAAGGGTTATTTTCCAAATACCTTACAACAGACGATGACAATGCAAACGGAGAGCGCACAGGCGGATTTGGTAGCACTGGGGAGGCGTGATAATGAAAGAATATAAAGTAAATACAACAACTTTTAGCAGCACTAAAAAGAGAAATAAAAGTATTTTGATTATCAAAAGTGACTCTGACTTCAAAGTTGGAGATGATTTAGAACTGATTTGTTTCGCTTATGGAAATTATTATCATGAATCCGAAGATAAGGTACTTCTTGACGGAGATGGGCCTTGGGGTTGCCTTGAAATTACTGACAAAGACAATGCTGATAGATTAAAAACAAAAATTACTTGCGTTTTATCAGCATCGGAAGTAAATGAGGGAGGCAAAGTAGCATTTGAAAATAAACTACTTCCAATTATTAAATCAGAAGGAAGAAGTAATGGTTACGATGATTTTATCAAAGTTTTGAAAAACGCTTTTGAATCAGACCAATTGCCTGACGGTAATGTGATTCTCGGAATTGAGGTGGTTAAATGACTGAAATTTCAGGAAAAAGTTTGCATGAAATATACAAAGAAGATGCTAGAAAATATAAAGAGTCAATTAAGTTAACTGGTAATTTTGATAAAAGAGAAGCTCTGAAAGTCACAATGCCTATGGAAGAATTTGACAAGCTTGAAAAGCTGGCACTTTCAGCTCACACTGACAAACTTTCGGTTGAAAAACTCCAAGAACAGCTTAACACTGCGAAAAAGGCACTGACAGAAATAGCTTCTACCAGACAAGAAATTTGGCGAGGAGGGACCTTGGTAGGACTTGAAGCAACAGAAGATGCAAAAATAGCATTTGATGCACTCGCAGCGATTGGAGGGGATGATGAAAATTGAAGAAGTTGATAAATTGGTTGAGCCTTTAGGCTGGGGAAGAGATTTATGTCACAATGGCGATTGTTTCCCCGAATTAAACGAAAACACTTTAGGTCATGAAGGTTCATATAAAAAGTTCAATATGACTGAGCATGGCGAAGATGGATATATTTCATATCAAAGTTTGAATGAAATTATTGAAGCTGTTAAAAAAATGAAGGGGGCGGAGATGAGTGATAAAAAATGTCCGAATTGTGGTTATGAACTTGATTCATGGAATGACTGCGTTTCAGTTAATAATATTTTAGAATGTCCAAAATGTGAAGAACATTTTGAATTAAAGGCAGTTACATTAAATGAACCCCAGCTCACGATTCCTAAAAGCATTGCGGATGAGTTGGATGGCGTTTTTGCTGGTATTGATGCAACAGACATTGGTTATGTGCTAGATCAAACTGGACCTTACGGTTCGAGAGCTTTCAATGATTATTACTTTAAAAATAAAAATATCATTGCTTTATACCTCGCAGGCAAAGCCCTCGGAGTTGATTTAGTGAAAGTGGTGGAGGGATGAATAAAGATAACCTTAATAAAATCAATGATATTAATTCAGAGATAGAAAAAATTGACCGATTTATTGAAAGTTATGCTCGTGCCCCAAGAACCGTAGGTTTAAACATTTACAAACAAGAAAAGTTTTTAGGTATGACATTAAACCCTTATGGCTTTTTAGGAAACATAGAGTTTGCTATACCAAGTGAACTCAATCGTAAGTTGATTGAACTGATTCGAGAACATCGAGATAAATTGGTTATTGAGCAAAATAAGTTGTGGGGGCAAGAATGAAACTATTTATTTGGCAAGGAAGGGGTGTATTGCAGGATTGGACATCAGGGCAAATTATTGCACTTGCACCAGATTTGGAACAAGCACTTAAAGCAATTGAAAATGAGTGTGATTATTGTATGGATTCATTTCCTAACCATAATCCAACAAAAATTATTGATTTAGGACAATGTAGCGAAAAAATTCAAAATGAAGCATGGGTGACTTGGGGAGGTGGATAATGAAACTAATGTGTAAGCTGTTCGGGCATAAGTGGATTTACTTCTCCACAATACCGAACGAATTAATCTGTAAAAGGTGTGGCGCTGAAATCAACCGCTCAGTCCTTGACGAGTCAGAGAACGTGTTCGGGGAGGAAAAAGAATGACAGATACAGTAACTAATATTATTTTTATCGTTTTCTTCATTTTAATGATTTTAACAAGTATTCTACAAACCAAATCTAATAATAAATTAGAAAAAATAAAAGAAGAAATTTATGAACTTGAAACAGATATCATGCAAAAAACGCTTGAGCAAAACGAAATGCTCGTGAAATTTATTGATGAGTCTAGCGGTAGCCATGAAAAATGGCTTGATAAACATATGGATTGAGGTGGAAAGTGGGATTAAACGATATTGATTATATGGATTCCGAAATTGGGAGAGTAGAACTATCAGCACAATTTAAACTTAAACAAATACATGATATTACAAATAGTCTTTTGGACAATAAAAATAGCAATAATAAGCCAATGAAATCCGATTTTACTATTGGTTATATGGTGGCCATAATTAATGTTATTGATTATTTGTCAAATAACGAAGATAAACACATGGATTGAACGCAAAAAAAGCCCAAGCTGACCAAGCTTGAGCTTCGCATGTAAAAAATAACACTTTTTCATTTTATTTTGTGGTCACACATATTATATCATACTGAGCTAGGAACTCGCTAAACTCAACTGGAGGAGAAAATGTTTAAAAAATCAGGAGAAATTATCGGAAATGCTTTTGTATGGTTGCTCTTTATTGCAACTTGCTTAATATTTTTAGGATTGCTGCTTAGAGCTTTACGCTTTATTTGGCTTGGATATTAAATACAAAAAAGCCCACGGCAATGGGCTTCGGCAAGAAGCTTTCTAACTTAATTATACCACAAAAGGAGAATTTGATTAATGGCAGATAAGTTAGATAGAATTATTGGAGATTACGTTAATGGCAGACTTGAAGCCAGAATAAAATCAATTGAAAGCAGATATCTTTATAAGAAAAAAGTAGATAACTTAGGCATTCGTACAGCTTATTCTGGTGGTTCGGAACAATTGAGCCATGTTATAAATCAAGAAAAGCTTGAGAGTGACGAAGAATACCTTAAACTTAAGGAGCAACTAGAGATATTAGACTTTTGGTTTAAGCCTTTGATACCAGATGAAAAAAGAGTTATTGAACTAAAGTATAGTGGGTATGCTGGATTGTACTGGTACCAAGTAATGCAATATTTAGATATCGAAGGAATTGAAGATATTGGCTTGAAAAAAGCTAAGACGATATTCTACAAATTTAGAAATGACATTTACCGACAAATGCAACACTGTTTTTAGGGCATATTTTTGGACAAAAATTGGCACGAAATTGCCTAAAAATGGAACCTCAACCCTTGTTTTTGCTGATATACTTGTATTATGAAGTAAAAGGCAAAAGCAAAAATATCATAAGTATCGGTTTGAATTTGCTTCATATTGGTGGCTGCATGGTCAAGGGGTTAAGACGCTGCACTTTTAATGCAGAGGCGTGAGTTCGAATCTCACTCAGTCACATAAAGTTGGTTATGACAGTAGCCCATCGGTTTGAATCCGTAAAAGTTCTTTGATTAGTAGAATTATTGAACGCCTGTTGTAGCAAGTATATGGCTAAGGTTCGTTAGTAAGGTCGCACCTTACGACTTAGTATGGAATTGTCAGGGTTCGACTCCCTGACTTGCTATTTTATTACAGGTTGTCCAACGGGCAGCCTTTTATTGTTGGATTCACAAATAAGATAGGAGGGAGGTATGAAACTTACCAAGAAACAGCAAGACTTTGCTGATTATTATATTGAGTTAGGAAATGCGGAAGAAGCAGCTCTAAAAGCTGGATATTCAAAGAATTATGCTAGAGCGAGTGCTTACAAATTGTTGGCAAATGTTGGCATAAAAAAATACATTGATAAGAAAATCACAAAAATGGCTTCTGAGCGTATTATGGGTGCTCAAGAAATACTCGAAAGGCTCACCTTGATTGCTAAAGCCGAGATTACAGAAACAGTTGTTGTAGCAAGTGCAGACGGATATGCGGAAGTTGAAAAACCTCCTGATTTCAAAACGCAAATACAAGCAATGAAGGAACTTCTTAAACGTTATCCAGATAATGATAGATTGCTTGAACAAACTCTTCGCAAACTTACTGCAGAAGCTGATATTGCTGAATTCAAAGCTGCAATGATACAATCTGCAACTGATAAATCAACTGAAGAAAAATTGGATGTATTGCTTGGTAAGATTAGTGAGGTTATAGATGATAAGTGATATTTATAGCAAAAAACAAATCGATGTTTTAAAGCAAACAGTAAATAAAGATTGGTTCATTGCTTTACTTCATGGTGCTAAGCGTTCAGGTAAAACAAAGATGAATAATGATTTATTCTTGTTTGAATTAAGACGTGTTCGTAAAATAGCCGATGAAGAGGGTGTGAAGGAACCTATGTATATATTGGCTGGTGTTTCATCAAATACAATCAATAAGAACATCCTCCAAGAGCTTTATAATATGTACAATATAGAGCCTAAGTTTGATAAGCACAATAACTTTAAATTATTTGGTGTAAAAGTAGTTCAAGCATACACTGGAAATATCGGTGGAGTTGGTGCTATCCGTGGTATGACTGCTTATGGTGCTTATGTCAATGAAGCTTCACTCGCTAAACAAGAAGTATTTGCCGAAATTGTTTCTCGTTGTTCAGGTAATGGTGCAAGAATTCTAGCAGATACTAACCCTGATAATCCTGAGCATTGGTTAAAGAAAGAATATATAGATAAGCCTAACGAAAATGTTAAGGCTTTTCATTTTGAATTAGATGATAATACTTTCTTATCTGAGAGGTACCGTGAAAATATCAAGGCAGCAACGCCAAGCGGTATGTTTTATGACCGTGATATAAAAGGACTTTGGGTATCTGCTGACGGTGTGGTTTATCAAGACTTCGATAGCAACAAACATTATATACAATCCAAAGACTTACCTAAACTATCAACATTCTATTGCGGTGTTGACTGGGGTTATGAACACTGGGGTTCTATTGTTGTTATTGGAGAAACGGACGATGGGACGGCTTATTTAATTGAGGAGCACGCCAAACAACATGAAGAAATACCATATTGGATAGATGTAGCTAAGAGCATTCAAGAGCGTTATGGCTCAAGAATTCCTTTTTACTGTGACTCAGCTCGTCCTGAGCATATCAATGCATTCAAACGAGAACACATTGAAGCATTCAACGGAGATAAAGCACGTTTAACTGGTGTTGAAGCAGTTGCTCGTAGGTTTAAGAAAGATAAGTTATTTATTTGTAGAGATAAAGTTGAGAAATTTCCTAATGAGATTTATCAATATGTTTGGGATGAGAAAAAAGGAGAACCAATAAAACTTTTCGATGATGTACTTGACTCTTTGCGATATGCGATTTATAGCAATGAAGTAAGAAATGGCAAGACCGCTGAAATAGTCAATAAAGTAGGTTTTGGTTTTTATTAAGGAGAAACATGGCAATTAAAATAAATAGAGAGATGGCAGGCGACTTAAACAATCCATCTTCTGAATTGCTTAATCATTGTATTAATCAGCACCAAAGTGACTTTTGGCGTTTAGAAAAACTATCTGATTATTACGATGGCAAGCAAGACATTTTAAAACGAACAAAAGATAATGCTGCAACACCTAATAATAAAGTTGTTGTCAATCATGCAAAGTATGTGACTGATATGAATGTTGGTTTCATGGTAGGAAATCCAGTCGCTTATACAAGCAGTGATGATATTCAATCTATTCTTGATGCTTATACAAAAGTTGATATTGTTTCTCATGATACTGAACTTGAAAAAGATTTGTCAGTATTTGGGATAGGTTATGAATTGATTTATATGAATCAAGAGCCACAAACTGGGAAAGTATTTGCTGACATTAAATGCATTGATCCACGAGGGATTTTCCTTGTTACGGATGATACGATTGATACCAATCCTTTGTTTGCAGTACATTATCAACCAGTATATAACCTACAAGGTGCTGTTGATTATTATCTTGTTAAATACTATAACGACAATAGAGTACTAACATATCGAGCAGCTTCTATTGGTTTCGGAGACTATCAATTAATCAAAGCTCTGCCACATTATTTTAAAGCAGTCCCTGTTATTGAATATCGTAACAACGAAGAACGACAAGGAGATTTTGAGCAAGCAATTTCATTGATTGACGCATACAACCTTTTACAATCTGACCGTTTAAATGATAAAGAAGCCTTTGTAGATGCAATTCTTTTTATTCGTGGATTTACCCTAAAGGATGGAGATGGTGCTAAGTTAGCAAAAGAAAAGATGATGCAGACATCATTTAAACCTGATGAAGTAGATGCTGGTTATCTTACTAAACAAATGGATGAGAGTTCGGTAGCTGTATTACGGGATGCATTACTTGAAGATATTCATAAAGTGACTTATGTGCCTAATATGAATGATAAGAACTTCTCAGGCAATGTCTCAGGCGAAGCGATGAAGTACAAGCTCTTTGGGTTGCTACAGCTTATGTCAGTGAAGTCAAGATACATGATAAAAGGGCTTAGACAACGTTTGATTCTCTTTGCCAATTATTTAGAGATTGGTAATAACAATGTTGATATTGATGGTATCAAAATTAAACTCAAACCAAATTTGCCAATCAATACAACTGATATTGTGAGTCAAATCGTTCAGGCACACCAAGCAGGGATTTTACCTCTCAAAGTGTTGCTTTCATGGCTTCCAGATATTGATAATGTCGATGAAGTTCTTGAACAGTTACAAGAGGAAAAAGAGGAAGCTATCGAAATGAATCAGAAAGCTATGGGCGTTCAGTCAGAAGATAGCCACTCTAATCTTGATGATCCACCTGATGAAAATGAGGAATAAAATCAAGATGATAACAATAAACAGTCTGGTAATCAGACAGATCAAAAAGGAGACCAAGAAAATGGCCAAAACAAAAACAACAAAAAACAAAACTCAAAAAACTAATGCTAAAGCAGCAAAAACTCCTAAAGTAACTAAAACTAAGGCAAAAACTGCTTCTAAAACAGCTACTACCAAAAAGAAAGTAGTCAAAAAACCAGTAGCAAAAACAAAAAAAGCTAAATGATTACAGCTAAATTCAAAAAGAAAAAAAACCAAATTTATTGGTATCAAGTGACTGGCCATGCAGGCTTTGCAAATATTGGAAATGATATTGTATGTGCTGGGGTTTCTGTCTTATATATCACAGTTACTAATGCATTGTTATCCTTTGGTAAGACTTTTGAGCGTGAGGAAGGCTATTTTATACTTGATCCAACAGATAAAGAGTTAGCAAGCCTTAAGATACTTTATGATGGAATTAAGTCAATTGAAGAACAGTATCCAGAAAATGTGAAAGTTGAGGAATAAAATGAAAATTGTAACGATTACAACAATAAGCAAGAGAAAATTAGATTTCTCTGTTAAAGATGATGTTTGTCCTAAAACTCTCATAAACAATATAAAAAGTGAGGGTATAATTCTTGAAGATAACAATAAAATAACAGCTATCAATCCTGATTATATTGAAACTATCGAAATTGAGCCTGATAAAGCTGAAAGTGATTTAAAAGATAAGGACGCTTTTCAGGCAATTATTAGTTCGGTACATTCTCTAGGAGGTAGTACTTCAATTGATAGTAAAGGAAATTTAGTGTTGATAGGTGGTAAAGCATATGGGCATATCCCGGCTCAGACAATTAATGATTATCATAAGAAAAAGGGATACACTTATTTAAATATCTAGGAGGTTACTATGTCTGACTACTGGCAAAAGAGAGCGATTAAAGCCGAAAAGAAAGTAAATGACGGTGCTAAACAGCTTGAGGAAGTCGTAGCACAGGCATACAAACAAGCTCAATCATATTTAACGAAACAGATTGCTAAATTATTTAGTAGAACTAAGCAGCAAACGGAACTGACAGATGATGAAGCAAAAAGAATGCTTAATGAAACTGTTCCTGTTTCTGAATTAGTTGAGCTTAGAAGATTAGCTAAAGATATCAATAACCCTGACTTGCAAAGAGAAGCTAAAAAGCGGCTCACAGGACTAGCGCTTAAATCAAGAATTACTCGTGCAGAAGATTTAAAAGCAAAGTCTTATCTAGTAACAAAACAAATTGCGGATGTCCAGCTTGATAAGCAGACATCTTTTTATGTTGACACGATAGATGAAGCTTACAAGGAAACTACTGCAGAAACGATTATTCGTGAAGCTCAAGCAAATGCAAAGAATGGTATTGTTAAAGAAGTCTGGAATAAAAAAGACTATAAGTTCAAAGAACTATCTACTAAATCTGTGGAAAATATACTTGATAGCCACTGGCTAGGAAGTAACTACTCTAAAAGATTATGGGGAGATACTGAAGCCTTAGCTAAACGATTAGAGCAACTATTCACGGTTGAAGCTTTAACTGGAATGAGTGAATTTCAGATGGCAAAGGCAATTGCTGGTGAATTTGACCGCTCAATTAACGTTGCTAGGCGTTTAATTCGTACTGAAGCGAATTATATGGCGAACCAAGCAAAGCTCAAATCGTGGAAAAACAATGGCGTTGAGAAATATCAAATCATTGCTATCTTAGATTTGAGAACATCACAAATTTGTCGTCATAAAGACCATAAAGTCTTTCTAGTATCTCAAGCAGTTGTAAATGGTGCAGAAGGTACATATCCACCTTTTCATCCTTGGTGTCGCTCAGTTGCTTCAATGTATTCAGAGCGACTAAATAACATACCACGCAAGGCGCTTGACCCTATTACTGGCAAAACATTTGATATTAAAGGAAGTACAACTTACAACGAATGGATGGATAAATTAAAATCAATGCATCCAGATGTTGAATTTAAAAGTAGCAAATGGGGTGATCTAACATCTCGCAGTTATACGTGAAATAACAACTACTTAAATACATAAAGCGTTTGTCACTGGCAGGCGCTTTTCTTATGCTCAAAGGAGGTAAAAATGAAGTTTGATGTTTTAAGTTTTGAACAGGGTAAAGGATTATGCCTCAATGGCGAACCATTAAAAGGCGTGACAGGTTTTGAATTGGCTTCAGGGGCTAATGAAATATCCCAATTAAAACTAACAATGTATGTTGATGTAAAAAATATTGATAAATAAATTTTAAACCCTTGGTATTCCACGGGTTTTTCTTATGTCCAAGCGTGAAGACTTTAAAAGCTTCGGAAGTGCAAGCATTGAACCACTTAAAAAGCAATTGGAAAGGATTAATAACATGAAAATCGCAACATTATGCGGAAACAGTTTACTCAAACTCAACTTACAACAATTTGCTGAAGGTCAAGAAGGCGATGAGGGTGGAGCAGGAACTGGCCAAGAAACTCCTCCTGAATTCAATGCTGACAGTTTGACTGATGAACAAGTTGCAGCAATCAAAGAAAAGTTTGGTCTTAAAGATGATACTGATGTTGATTCAATTGTTAAGTCTAAACGAAGTCGTTGGCAGAAGGAGCTTGAAGAAGAAAAAAACGAAGCTGCTCGACTTGCCAAACTTTCGGAAGAAGAACGCCAACAAGCACTGATTCAAAAAGAAAAAGATGACTTTGAAAAAGAAAAAGCTGTCTTTCGTCAAGAACAGTTGCTTGTAGAAAAAGGGAAACAACTTCAAGAAATCGGTATTCCAAGTGCTTTCGCTGCTCGTATTCAAGGGAATACTGCTGAGGAAGCTATTAAAGATGTCAAATCTTTCAAAGCTGAATGGGATAAAGCCGTAGAAGCAGCAGTTAATGAAAAACTCAAAGCTTCTGTTGATACTCCTCTTGGTGGAGGTGCCACACCAGGGAAACCAGTTGATATTTCAACTTTAACTTATGAAGAAGCGCTGGCACTGAAAAAAACAAATCCAAAAGCCTATGAACAGGCTACAAAATAAGGAGAAAAAACATGAAAAACAAACAGCTAAAAATGAATTTGCAACGCTTTGCAGATGGAGTTACATTCTTGAAAACACAAGTTGACCCAGAAGTAATGGGTCAAATGGTAGCAGCACAACTTCCAAAAGCAATTAAATTTGCTGGCATTGCACCAATTGATACAACACTTGCTGGACAACCAGGTTCAACAATTACACTTCCAAAATTTAAATATTCTGGTGATGCCAAGGTAGTTGCGGAAGGCGAATCTATTGAAATGGATGAACTTACAACAACAACTCAAACTGCCACAATTAAAAAAGTTGGTAAAGGAGTTTCTATCACTGATGAAGCTGCACTTTCAGGTTATGGGGACCCAGTAGGAGAAGCACAGCGCCAAATTCGTATGGCAATTGCTTCAGCAGTAGATAACGAAATTGTTGCTGTAGCAGGAACTGCAGCACTAACTGTTATTTCAAATGTATCTCTTGATTTGATTGACCAACTGGAAGATACATTCGTTGAAGCACCTGATGCGCTTGAAGAACAAGGCTTTACTCAAGGTGTATTGTTCGTTTCTTATAAAGATGCTGCAACATTGCGCAAAGCAGCTGGCGTTAACTGGACTCGTGCTTCTGACCTCGGCGATAACATTCTTGTTTCTGGAGCATTTGGTGAAGTGCTTGGATGGACTGTTGTTCGTTCTAAAAAAATTAAAACTGGTTCGCCAATTGCGGTTAAACCTGGTGCAATGAAAACATATTTGAAACGTGATGTTTCTGTAGAAGCTGACCGAGACATTAAAAAGAAAATTACGGAGTTCACTGGCGATGAGCATTATGTTGTTGCAATTGTAGATGACACTAAGATTGTACGTGTTGAAGCTGCCGACATTCCTGTAACAGGGGTTACCATTTCACAAAAAACAGCGTCTATGAAAGTTGGAACTACTAGAGAGTTAAAAGCAACTGTTGATCCAGAAAATGCTACTAATAAATCTGTTACTTATTCTTCTGATGCTGAAGCTGTTGCAACAGTCAACTCTGATGGTAAAGTCACAGCACTGACAGCAGGTACAGCAAACATTACTGTCACTACTACTGACGGTTCTAAAACCGATAAGTGTGTAGTAACAGTAACTGAAGCATAAACAGCAGTAGGAGGCAATCATGGAAGAGAGTGAACCAAAAACTAAAGCAATTGAACGTTTAAAAACTGATTTGGGCATTGACGACAATAAGGCTACTGGTTTAATTGAGGATGCGGTTATTCTCGTCCTTGATTATACGAATCAGGAAAAGATGTTAGATTCAATGTGGCTGTATGCTCGTCAGTTAGCCACAATTACTTTTAATCGTGAAAGTACAGAGGGAGAATCTAGTCGTTCAGAAGGTGGCATTTCTCAATCCTTTGTTGAAGATATTCCTTTAAATATCCAGCGTGGCTTGAATCGTTACCGACTCGGAAAGGTGGTTAGTTTTTATGCGCCTGATGAAACGTGACTTAACAACGGTTTATTTGAAAAGGATAGACCCAAACAACACGCAAGATGAAGAGGGAAACGATCAAGTTAATTATCTTGCTCCAATTGCTCTTGAAATGAATGTTCAGTCCGCAAGTGGTGCTGTCAATGCCACAATTTACGGTTCAAAGCTTTCAAGCATGAAATCATGTAAATATCAAGGTGATGAGCTAAAAGAAGGCAGAGATGAAAACAGTGGCATCTGCTTATATGTTGATAAGGATAGTGAGCCTGATTATAAAATCAAGTCGATTCAACATTATTCTACACACATCAATGTGATGTTAGAAAGGAACGATGACATTGGGAGTTGAAATTAAAGGTTTGGACAGGCTTAAAAGAAAAATTAATGCCATGCCTAAAATCTTAAATGACGCCGTGAATGATGCGACTTACGAAATCACAGAGTTGGTTCGTTCTGCAGCAGAATTAAGACTAGCTTCTAGTATGAAATTCAGTTCTGGAGAATTGCTTGGGAGTCTAAAGACTGAGGTTGTAGAAAATGCGGAAGGTAAAATAGTTGGGCGTGTCTGGTCGGATAAAGCTCAAGCCATTTATCGTGAGTTTGGTACTGGTCCAAATGGTCAAGCAAGTTCTAAAGATTTACCAGAAGGTGTTAACCCAGTTTATACTCAAACTCGTTGGTTTATTCCAGCTGAGGAAGTTGGAATTGATTTGAATGAAATCTATGGCATGCCTAAGATTACCATTCAAGGCAAAGAATTCTACATCACAAGTGGTCAACCAGCAAGACCTTTCTTATATCCATCATTGAAAGAGATACTTCCACAAATGCCTGAGATATACAAAGAGCACGTTCAAAAGAAATTGAGGGAGCTTAAATAATGGAAAAAGTAAATATTAAAGTTGCTACTGTTTCCGTTTTAAGTGGTATATCTGAGATTAAAAAAGTAGCAACTGATTATCCGTCAACATGGAATGACTTTCCTACAGCTATTTACAGAACGGTTAATACGCCACATTTTGTAGATGGAAGTGGCGAGGAACTTCAAACAAAGTGGTCAATCACCATTGAATTATATTCTAAAAGTAGTTTGACCACTATCGTTAATAATATTATCGAACAATTTGGTGATATTGGTTTTACAGGCACGCAAAGAGATGCGAATACAGCAGATTTAAAGCGTGTCATTATTGAACTATCCGCAATCGTGGATAACAAAACAAAATACGTTTATTCGAAATAGGAGGAAATAAACATGACAACAGTAGCAGGATTACTTTCAAAAGATACAGTCCTTTCTTATAAAGATGGCGCAACTTCAAAACCTGTCGCAGCAGTAAAATCTATTCCAGCAATGGGATCTGATCCTGAAAAAGTAGATGTTACTCACTTAGGTTCAGCTAAGAAAGCATATATTGCAGGGATTCAGGATTCAGATAATTTGGAATTTGCAATCATTTATCAAGGAGACAATTTCAAAGATGTTGATACATTGGTAAAAGCTGGTAAGTCAGTAGATTGGACAGTGACTTATCCTGATGGTATGAAAGTCGACTTTACAGGTCAACCATCTTATAAATTTGATGGTGTTGAAGTCAACCAAGCACTTGGATTTAACTTAGTAGTGGTTGTATCAGCAGGCCCTAACTTTACACCAGCACCAGCTGGCAGTGGTCAATAATTTAGCAATTAAAGGTTAGTCAGAGTGGCTAGCCTTTTTATTTTTTATAAATATAGAAATCGGAGAAACAAAAATGACAAAAGCAACTATCGTAAAAATGCCTAACACAAAACAATTTGAATTCGGTGGATTGAATCTTCAATTGCGCTTGGACGGAAACTCAATTCTTTCAATTGAAAAACGCTTGGATGAATCAATTGTTGGTTTGTTCTTGAAAGGTCAAGGAGAAGCGAAAATCCCAGCCACAAACAAATTGCTAATTGTATTACAAGGTGCTAATCAAACAAGTAATGTATCTGAAAGTGATATTGTTGCTGCTTTTGGGCGCTATGTTGATGAAGGACATTCAACTTTAGATTTATTTGCCGCAATCAATGAATTACTTGAAGAATCAGGTTTTTTCGGAAACAAGAAAACGGAGAAAGAGGCGACAAATGGGGTATCTCTGGACAGCGAACCAGTAGAGGAAGACAGCATTCTGTAAAAACCTACAATAATTTATCCAGCATGCTTGAGGATTTATACCCTCAGGCAGTCGAAGCTGGTATTTCTTCTACAGATTTTTGGGCAATGACTTTTGATGAAATCATGGTCCAAGTAGAAGCGAATAAAAAAAGGCATGAGAATGAGCTAAAAGAAAAAGCGATGTTTGATTATTCTCAACAAAGGCTAGCTATCTATGCTTTTAATGATCCAAAGAATTTTCCTAAATATGAAGATGCCTACCCTTTCTTGAATCAACTCAAGGAAGAAGTAGTGCAAGCCGTATCTGAGGAAGAAGAAAAGAAACAAGCGATGCTTACTGACCAAGAAATCATGCGACAAAACGCAATGTTAATTCAGGAAACTCGTAAAAGAAAAAGTCAAAAGACAAATTAAAAATATTGAATAGAAAAGGAGGTGAGAAATATGGAATTAGAAACCTTGGAAGTTTTATTAGACGTCAATACAGCCAGAGTTCAGGCGTCTTTGGATAAAATAATGCCAAATATTGAATCTGCTATGTCAAAAATTCAAAATATCACTGGGAAGTCTATGAAAAAGACTGAAGATAATCTAAATATTGATAAAGGTGCAACACAATTTGGCAAACAGTTAGAAAAAATGAATCAGACTTTTGAAAAGATGATGGGTCATCTTGAAAGTTCTTCTAAAAAATCATCAGAAAGTATTGGAGATAATTTATCTACTGGATTTAAGAAAGCACGTCCTAAAGTATCAAAAGAAATTGATGCTATGCTGAATGAAATTAATGCAAAAATGGGTCAAGCTAAAGCTGCTCAAGAAAAAGTAGCTTATCTTAAATCACAGCGTCAAAGTTCTTCAGCAAAAGGAGATGGTAGGCAAACGGTCAAATATGATGACCAGATTGCACGGGCTCAGGCATCAATGCTTAAGTATCAAGACCAAGCAAAAAGTCTTGCTAGATCAATGAAGACTGAGTTTGATGCAGTTCCTTCGTCTTTAGAGCGAATTGCAAAAGTAATGGATGCCAATGAAGCTAAGTATTATACAATGCGTGAAAGTGTTCGAGCTCTACAAAAGGAATATCAATATCAACTAAAACCAGTCGGAAGTTTTGACAAAGGCTTTAAAAATGTTGATACTCCTGATTCATTGAAAACTGCTCAAAAAATGCAAGCACAGTCTGACAAAATGCAGAAGTTAGCAAGTAGTAACGATGTTCTTCAAAAAGAATATCAAAGAACAGAAGAGCGTGCAGAATCATTAAGAAAGGCAATAGGACGAATTAATTCAGTTCTTAGCCAATCATCGATGGCAACTGGAACAGCAGCAGCTGGAGCTAGTATGACAGGTTCAGGATTGAAACAATCTGAACGTGCTGTTTCTAAATATGGCGGAGTCTTCAACCGCATGTCAAACTCCATTTCTCACGGTGCTGGAGGAATTGGAAATGGATTGAAAAATTCATTTGGGATATTGGATAAATTTGGAAATCTCTTTTCGAGAAATTCAAATAAAGTTACACAAGGCACTCGTAGCATGTCTATGGGTAACAATGCTTTTCTTCAGTCTATGAAATATTTGTTGCCTTCATTAATTGTTTATCAATTAATTGGTGGAGCAATAAGTAAGTTAGCTGGCGGAATGATGAGTGCTTTAAAGACAAATGATCAGTTTTCTAACTCGCTTAATCAGATTAAAGTCAACTTGATGACTGCATTCTATCCAATTTATAATGCAATTCTTCCTGCCATTAATGCGATGATGAGCGCAATTGCTACATTAACTGGTCAATTAGCTTCGTTTATTGCTGGATTATTTGGGACTACTTATCAAGCTGCCAAACAAGGCGCAAGTGGTTTATATGATAACGTCCAAGCAATGAATGATACAGGTTCATCAGCGACTAAAGCGAAAGACAAGGTCGATAAACTTCAACGTTCACTTATGGGCTTTGATGAAATTAATCGTATTGGTTTACAAGATAAAACTGATAACGATACTGACAAAGGCCAAGATACAAAAACTCCAGGTATTGATTTTGGGGCTGCAACTGGTAATTATTCAACTCCTAAATGGATGAAGGATATGCAAGCCTTGCTTAAAGATTTCTTCAAACCTTTCCAAGATGCATGGAAAAACCAAGGTCAAAAGGTTATTGATGCTTGGAAATATGCACTTGGAGAAGTTATCGGTTTAGCAGGTGCTATCGGAAAATCCTTTATGGAAGTCTGGACAAATGGCACTGGCCAAAAATTCATTGAAAATCTACTAATTTTACTTGCGGATGTGCTTAACATCATTGGTGATATAGCCAAAGCATTTAAAGATGCCTGGAACGAAGATGGTAGAGGAACTGCCTTAATTCAATCGCTATTTGATGGGTTGAACAGAATATTAGAATTACTTCATTCAATCGCTAAATCATTTAGAGAGGCATGGAATGATGGAACTGGTAAAGAAATAGCAGCAAACCTCCTTGAGATTTTTACCAATATTAATAACACAGTCGGTAATCTTGCGGAACAACTAAAAAAAGCTTGGGAAAAAGGAGATACTGGTAAAGAAATCTTCTCTATCATTCTTGGTATAATTAATGATTTGCTTGGACATCTTAATAACATGACCAAAGCTACAGCAGATTGGGCAAAAACATTAGACTTTTCTCCGCTTCTAAAGGGTATAGAGAGATTATTAAAAAACTTAGAACCCCTCACCGATAATATCGGTGCTGGTTTAGAGTGGTTATACAAAAACGTTCTGTTACCACTTGCTAAATTTACAATCGAAGATGTGCTTCCTGTATTTCTTGATGCATTAGCTGGCGCTTTAAAAGTTATCAATGGTGTAATTGAGGTTTTAAAACCCTTATTTACATGGTTTTGGGAAAAATTCTTGCAACCTCTTGGTAAATGGGTTGGTAAAAACATAGTTGATGGGTTGCAAAATATAGCCGATGTCCTAAATATTTTAGGTGACTGGTTGGCCAAAAATAAAAACTTTTTACAATCTGCAATAAAAATGGGAACAGATCTCATTGACGGCTTACTCAAAGGTATTGGAGATAGTTTAAAAAACATTGGTGCATGGTTACAAGAAAATCTTGTAGATCCAATAGTAAATGGTGTTAAATCATTATTTGGAATTCATTCTCCTTCTACTGTATTTGCTGAAATAGGAAGTTTCTTAATTCAAGGTCTATTAAATGGGATATCAAGCCTCATTGGTGGCGTTTCAGATTTAATTGGTGGAATTTGGGGAGATATTAAAAAGACTATTTCTGATAAAACACAAGAGATACTGGACACTTCAAAAGCCATTTGGGGGAATATCAGTAATGCTATAGGTGGTGCGGTAGACGGTGCTAAGAAATGGGTTAGTGATAGATGGTCTGATATATCTAAGACAACATCAGATACTTGGGATAATGTTAAAAAATGGACATCTGATAAATGGAATGATGCCAAAAAATCCATAAGCGATACTGCCGACTCCATCGGTACAAAAATTTCTACAAAATGGTCTGAAGTTAAAAAAGGTACATCAGATGCTTGGGACAATGTGAAAAATTGGACTTCTTCAAAATGGAATGATACTAAAACAGCAGTACACAGCGCAGCGGATTCCATTGGTTCGAAAGTATCGAGTAAGTGGAATGAGATAAAGAGCGGAACCTCAACCGCTTGGGAAAATGTAAGAAGTTCTGTTTCAAACGCTGCCAACAATGCGAAAGACAACGCTTCAAACGCCTGGTCTAATATGAAAGATAGAATGGGCGGTTACGCAAACTCTATTAAATCTACAGCCAAAAGTGCGTTTGACAGTGTTGCTTCATGGGCTTCAGATATGGGCAAAAAGATTGGCTCTGGTCTTGAAAGCGGAGTAAATGCAGTCAGAAGAGGTGCAGCCGCAATTGGTAATGGTATTGCTGGGGTAATTGGTAGTGCAGTTAATGGAGTGATTGACGGTATTAACTGGGTACTTGGTAAAGTTGGTTCTGGTAATAGATTAGGCCACTGGAGTGTACCAAGATATGCTAACGGTACTGAAGGTCACCCAGGAGGACCAGCATTAGTAAATGATGGCTCAGGGAGTCAATGGCAAGAAATGTATCTAACACCCGATGGTAAAACTGGTTTATTCCCTAAAGTAAGAAACCTCATGGTTGATTTGCCAAAAGGAACTCAAGTATTGAGTGGTACTAAAACTGCAAAAGCAATGTCAGGAATGCCTGCTTATGCAAATGGTATCGGTGATTGGATGGGTGAGAAATGGAATCAAGCCAAAGAAATGGTTGGTGATATTTGGGACTATGCCACTCACCCAGAAAAGATTTTAAACATTGCAATAAGTAAGTTTACTAATCTTTCTCAAGCAGTTGAACCTGCGTTATCTATTGCGACTGGTGGGATATCTACTATAGCTAATGGAGCGATGGGAATGATTGAAAAGGCATTCTCAGAAGGTTCAGAAAGTCCATCAGGTACTGGTGTTGAACGTTGGCGACCAGTTATTAAAAAAGCTCTGTCAATGAACGGTGTATCAACTTCTGAAAACTATGTCAATGCTTGGTTAAGACAAGTGCAAAGCGAATCAGGAGGTAATGAGAAAGCTGTCCAAGGTGGATATACAGATGTGAATACTTTGAGTGGCGACTTAGCCAAAGGATTGTTACAAACCATCTCGGCCACGTTCAATGCAAATAAATTCCCAGGTCACGGAAATATCTTTAACGGATATGATAATGCACTCGCTGCAATTCATTACGCTATGGGACGTTACGGTGACCCAGGGATGCTTCAAGTTATTGGTCATGGACACGGATATGCAAAAGGTACGCCTTATGTTCCAGAAGACCAGTTAGCAATGATTCATGAAGGAGAAATGGTTGTTCCTGCTAAATATAACCCTTATAACTCTATCAGTGATTTCAAATCATTTGAAACATTGCAATTGCCTGAAATGTTCACAGACAAGCCAACTGATTACAGCAATTCTGGAAGCTTTGGTGGAGGACAAGATGTATCAAATTATGGTTTAGCAAATATGAATGGTTCATTAACAAGTGCCATCATGTTGCTTGTTCAATCTTTAGGAGCACAAACGAGCCAAACTTCAAATGGAGATATTGTGATAAATATCGGAGGCAGAGAGTTTGGACGAATTGCAGTTTCAGAAATCAACAAATATCATCAACAGCTTGGGTACACTGAGCTTAATATTTAGAAGGAGGGGATTATGTCTGCCGAATTACAATTTAATGGAGTGACGGTAAAAACTCCTAAAGAATTCAGCGTCAGTATTTCAACAATCGACGCTGACTCCTCAGGGAGAAATGCAAATGGAGAGATGGTAAGAGATGTCATTGCCCAAAAAACAAAATTAGACATTAAGTGGGGGCCTTTGAGTGACTCAGAAGTATCTGATATTTTACAAAGAATTAATCAACCTTTCTTCGTAGTAATTTATCCAGACCCACAAATCGGAAGACAAAGAAGTAAGACATTTTACGCTGGAGATTCTACAATGCCTTCTTACTCATGGAACGATAAGTTTAAAGCAATGAAGTGGGAAAACTTATCTGTAAACCTGATAGAAAAATAGGAGGATAAGAAATGCTTACTGTCTCAGATGATTTTAACAATGCCATGAAAGCAGAGAATCGAAGGTTTGAGACTCGAATAAAAGTTGGTGATAAAGTTTTTACAAAAAACGATATCAATAGTTGGGTATACAGTGGTGGCTCTATTTCTGGAGAAACATTTCAAATAGGTTCAACATTTTCAAATTCTATTAAAATAGAATTTTGTTCAATACTTGAAAATATTAAAGAACTAACAGAAGTCACTGTAGAAGTAGGAATAGCAACTTATGATGCTGATTTTAACTATACTAATATACCTCCAGCACAAGTAGGCAGGGCACAAGTGGGAAGTGCAAAGCTCATCCATTATAAACCGACGGTTTATGAGTATGTTCCACTTGGGACGTTTTATGTCACAACTTGTGATCCAGACAGGAACGAAAAAAAGACGACACTTGAAGCGAGTGATCGTTTTCTTTTTATGGGAAATGAGTATGTTTCAGAGTTGAAATACCCAGCTAAGATACGAGATGTGGCTCTTGAGATTGCTAATAAAAGTGGTATGAAAATCAATGAGACAAACTTCTCCATGATTAGTACCACTACAATAGGAAAACCTGAAGGTTACACCTATAGACAAGCCATAGGGTTAATTGCTCAATTTGAAGCAGGTTACGCAAGATTCAATCGCAATAATGAGCTTGAAGTCAAGCAGTTGATTGATCCTAAGTTCAGTGTTTCTCCTTATGAATATTTTCAAAAAGGATTGACTAAAAACGAGTTAATGTATAAAGTAGGAGGGATTTCTTGCACCGTTTCTGTTAAGAGCAAAAGCGGAGATGAGCAAGTTACTTATACCTCTGGAAGTAACACAGGGCCACAAATTGTTCTTGACAATAAAGTCATGACACAGTCCCAGTTGGATAATATTTATCAGAAAGTCAAAGACCTTAACTTTTATCCTTTTACTCTGAACTGGCGAGGAAATCCAGCACTAGAAACTGGGGATTGGTTAACACTCACTGATAGAGATGGCACGCTATTTAAAACTCCTAATTTGAGTTACACCCTAACTTTTAAAGGAGGGCTGACAGCAACTAGTTCAGCTAATACTAATTCTTCTGCTCAGACAATATCAGCTTATACCCCTCCTTTACAACAAATTGTTAAAGATTTTAATTCACGCATTGACGCAGCAGGGAAAAATTCTGTTTATGACGGTACAGAAGAACCTCCTTATCCCAAAGAAGGGGATATTTGGTTCAAAAAGAACGGTCCGGATGACGAAATATGGATTTATACTAAACTTGCGGACGGAACTTACGATTGGGTAATGACTACCTCCACAAAATTATCTGATGAAATTCAGGAAAAAATCAATAATTCCGTCCCCTCTGATGAAATTGTCAAAACAATCAATTTATCACAAGAAATGGATGGTAAAGAGTGGTTAAAAATAAAAGGGGCTAAAATTTGGTTGACTGAAGAAACCCGAATAGATGATGCGATTATTAAGGATGCAATGATAGGCAATTTAAGTGCTTCAAAACTATCGACAGGTACACTTAATGCAGCAAATGTCAACATCATTAATCTAAATGCTTCAAATATATCAACTGGAACCTTAAATGGGAATAAGATAAATGTTATTAATTTAAATGCTTCAAATATTGTTGCTGGAACAATCAAAGGTGAAAATTTATCTATAAGTCTTGATACTGGAGCAGTACAATTTCAAAAAGGATTTTTAACAGGGGATAATAATTTAATTCGCCTTGATATGGATAAAAGTTATTTTCATTCTTTTGACTCTAAAGGTTCAGGCTTCAAAATTAATGGCGGTCAACTCAGTTTTTTTGATGGCTTTTGGGGCAGAGATTCTAATTATTTAGGTTCTATTATGCTTGATGTTCTGTCTTCGGATTTTTCTGGATTAAAAGTCTATGGTCAAAAAGGTGCAAGTATTCAAGGTGGTAACCATTCAATAATGGTTGGCTATAGCATATTAGGAAATAATAAAATTGGTCTTAGTGGAGATACTGGAGTTACTGGTAATTTATCTGTATTAGGTTCAAAAAATGCAGCACATGCAACCAGAGATGGAATCCGATTAACTCCAGCCTATGAAACGGCTGAGTCATATCTAGGCGATATCGGAACAGCAGAAACTGGTGAAGATTGTACAGTTATCGTTCCTATAGAAGAACATTTTTCTGACGTTATTAATACAGATTTCGAATATCAAGTTTTTTTGCAAAGTTATAGTGAAGGTTTTGTTTATATTAAATCTAGAGATAAAACGAGTTTCACAGTGCAATCATCTATTCCTAACCTTCCTTTTACATGGGAGATTAAGGGTAAAAGGAGAGGGTATGAAAATGACCGCTTGGAATTAACTGATATGAAGTTTGAAGAAATTAAAGAAATTGAAGAACAAAACTTTAAAAAGGAGGAAGCATGAATAAAGAAATTGATGCAGAAAAATTGATTAACAAACTACTATCTAAGATTACTCAACTAGAGTTTGATAATGCTAAATTATCAGTATTAGTTGAAACTAATGAACTAGAAAGTTCTCAGGAGGTTAACAAATAATGAGCTACGAAAAACAAACTTGGAATAAGTATGACGATTTAAAAACTGAGGAAGAAAATATCGAAAATGGTGCGGTTGTTACTGATAATCGTATGAACCATATTGAAGAAGGAATTTATTCACATACGATAGATATATCTAATCCTCACAAAGTTACAGCGGCGCAAGTTGGGCTCGATAAGGTTGATAATGTTAAACAAGCTTCAAAGGTAGAGTTTGATTCTCATACAAGTGATAACTCAAACCCACATAAGGTTACTGCAGCACAAATTGGCCTTGATAAAGTTGATAATATTCAACAAGCGGCAAAAACTGATTTTGATTCTCATGTCAACAATAAAGCTAATCCTCATTCTGTGACAGCAAGCCAAGTTGGTACTTATACAAAACAGGAAATAGATACAAAGTTATCAAAAACTGTAATGACTGATGATTCTGGGAAAGTTACTATTAAGGATTTAGTGGTTACAGGAACAATTCAGCAAACACTTTCAGTTAATCAAAGCATTGCCGTCGGTTGGGGGAGGACTTTAAACTTCACTAGAATTGGCAATGTCGTTACAGTTACGGCCGAAGGAACATTTGGTACAACTATGCCGCAAGGGGCATGGCAGTCTGCTGGCGAAACATTGCCAGTCGGTTTCAGACCACTTTCTAGGCAAACAACTAGAGCCAGTGCAATCACAAATGTAAATAAATTTATGTGGACTCGATTTAACACTGACGGAAGTATTCAGCACTGGCAAAATGGTTCAATCGCAGTTACAGATACCATTATAATGAATGGTACAAGCTGGGTAACAACTGACCCATTTCCAACGTGAAAAAATAAATATAGAAAGTAAGGTTTATGGAGTTAGAAAAAATTGTAGAACAGCATGAAGATAAGCTAAAGCAGCATGATAAAGAACTTGCACGACTTAGCGATATGTCAGTTGAAATGCAAAAACAAATGAGTGAAGGATTGGCTCGTGTCGATGAATCAAATCGCTTTTTAAGAGAGCAGAATACTCGACAATCTGAACAGAATGCGCAAATTCTACAAGCTGTTATCAAAGGTAATGAAAGCTCAGATGAACGTCAGTTTCAGTTGAAATTACTTGATAAAACAAACTTTTGGAAGTTGGCGCTTGGAATCGGCGGTTCTGCAGCAGCAATTTTTGCAGCATTGACTGAAATAATCAAAGTAATTTTTAAATAAAGGAGAAAGAACATGAAAACAATTGATAGAGGCACACTTACACGTACAATCTTACTTGTATTAGCGTTAGCTAACCAACTTTTAACAGCTTCAGGACACTCTGTAATTCCAATAGATGATGCCACAGTAACAAATATCATCTCAACTGGTTTCACCGTAGCAACTGCACTCGCTTCATGGTGGAAGAATAATGACTTCACTCATGCAGCTAAAAAAGGGACTGAACTTACTAAAAGTTTAAAAAATGGAGATAGTGTTCAAGTAGTTAAGGCATCCGATTCTGACCATGAATTCACAGAAGGAGGCGAATAATGTCAAGTATTGAAAATATGATTGCATGGATGCAAGCTCGAAAAGGTAAAGTTACTTACTCAATGACCTCACGAATGGGGCCGAACTCTTATGATTGCAGCTCGTCAGTGTTCTTTTCAATGATTGCTGGTGGCTTTCTGTCAGCTGGTTCAATGGGAAATACTGAAACCTTATTCGGAATGTCTGGCACAAAACTGAAAGAAATCAGTCGTGGAGAAGTACAACGTGGGGATATCTTCATCTCAGGCACTCCAGGCGGTTCGGCTGGTTCAGATGGACATACGGGTATCTTTTTGAGCAATGGCTCATTCATTCACTGCTCTTACACTCACAATGGAATTGCGGTTGATACGAATGATGCATACATGAGCACTCGCTTACCACATCACTTTTATCGAATCGTTGGCTCAGGTTCAGGAAATACTGACAATAAACCTCAAATGGTTATCTTAAATGTTGATGGTAAATTTGGCAATGCGACTGCTAAACGATTGCAAGAATACTTTGATACCGCTGGTAAAGATGGAGTGATCAGTCATCAATATAAGCAAACTTTTAACCAAAATATTTATGCGGCTCAGTTCGACTCATCACTGATAGGTTCTAACGTGGTCAAAGCATTGCAAAGATTTTTAGGAGTTGGCCAAGATGGACTTTTTGGTCAAGGAACAATTAAAGCACTACAAAAACATCTTGGAACAACACAAGATGGAACGATTAGCCCAGTTTCTGATTCTGTGAGAGAATTACAACGTCGATTAAATGCGAATAAACTATAA